ATCTTTGTCTGTTTGTGCTACACGATAATCAACGTTATTAGTAAAAATTGTCCATTGATGACTTTTCTTTTGTAGTTTTAAATTACTTTCAATATGAGACAAAACTTCTACCGCCCCTGGTTGATCACACATTTTTCTTTGATTCATTATAACATAATTAGAACGATGAATAAATTTCATCCACTCTTTATGAAAATCAATCCATTTTTCAATTGCCATGGGAATACTAAACTTATATAAAGCGTTCTCCCATAATAAATCTTGATCATGATAATCTGGATATTTTGCTAACCCCCAACGATTGATAAAATCAACATCATTTCTAATTATACTCTCCATCCACATCAAAGGTGTTTTATAACAAAAAATAACAGGAGTATCTTGATAGAGATTTGCTGTAGCTTGTTCTGCATCTGGGGAATGTTTCCAAGACCAGTGACCGAAATCATTGATATTACCCCACTCAGAATAAAAATTAGTTAGAATTAATTGCTTAGCAAAGTTGGTGCAAGTACGTTGTATACCAAAGGTATAGAATTTCATCTATTTGGGAGAACCTAGCATAGGTCTTTTATCAAACTTATGATGTTTAAAAGGACCTTCTTGATCTACGTAGTGAAAAAATACAGTTATATAATGATCATGTGTAGACATTTCTCTCCAATGAACATTTTCTGCACCTCTAAATATAACAGCATTATTAGGTACCATAGGAAACTTATAGTCTATTCTATACCTTTTAAATATTTTATCGTCTTCTTTAAAATATTTGTAATCAGAATTTTCATCTTCTTTTCCTACAAAAATTTCCCAAGGTTTATCTACTGGATCCGCACCGATACAAAGAGCTACTGTATACTCACAAGGTTCTCTATCTATATGTACTTTTAAATCATCGCCTTTATCGTAGATTCTAAAAAAAGAATTAGTAGGAAATAGTTTTTTACCTACATTTTGTTCAATAACTGGAGTGCTTAAATCAAGTATTGTTTCCATAAGGGGATCACCATACTCTGATACTAAAGAGTTTGTTTGCCAGTCAATATCGAATTCTTTTTTGTTACTGTATTTTATAATGCAATAACTATTTAAAATGTTTAATATTTGATCTGGAAGAAAATTTTGAATAAATATTGGTTTCATTAAATCATCCATCCTATGAGGGCATATCTTGTGCCTTCTGTTATTTTATTTACTTTGTGTGGAAACATAAAATTTGATGGGAAGACAATAGCATCTCCTGTGTTTTGAACATATTGTTCAAAATTTCCATCCCGTGTATCAAATACAAATTCTCCACCTTTAAAAGAATTATTTAAATTTACAGAAATTGATATATGTCTTTCAGTAACGGATTCTCCAAAATCATGATGAAAGTCATATCCTGCTTTATACTTATTACTTTCATACTTTAATAAATCTAATTGTGAAATTTTATTAACTGTAAAATTTCCGTGTTGATTAGAATAAGTATTAGCTATTTGATAGAATATAGACTGAACATAATTAGAAATAATTCTTTGACCAAAAGATTTTGGTTTTAATAAAGTTCTTGAGACACAGTTTCTTATATCTTTATCAAGTCCGCCAATAGTAGCTGCATGTATATAATCATTATCAAAGTATTGAATTATTTTTTCACAAGCTTTTGAAGGAATGACTTTTCTAACTTCTGTAATGTATTTTTTCACTTAATTAGTAAGTAATACTGTGCCCAGAAAGGTAGTTATTTCTTGCTGTATCAGCAGTGGTTGTAGCATTTGCTTGAGCATCAGCATCTCCTGCCATAGCAGTATCATATTCGGTTTGCCAAACATCTTGAGCTTCCGCTCTAATCACAACATTTGTTGCCCATTGAGGAAAAGAAGAAAGAGATTCGTTCTCTCTATTATCTGTATATTCTAGCTCGCCTGTATTAGTAGTGGCGTTCCATTGAAGAGCGTGAACATTAGCGTCAATTTCAGTATGTGATCGAATATTTAAATAAACCTTATCGTCTAAATAAACATCAGATTCTGTGTTGCCTGTACCTTTAGCTGGACCGTCTCCAGTTAAAGAACCAGCAGCATCAAATATAATAGTGATTCTAGCATTCACTGTTGTGTTATTTACTGTTGTTGCCATCTTTTTTTCCTTTCTTAACTTTTATCTTATTATTACTAAGTTGTCTAATAGTTTTATCCTCAAGATTTTTATCTTGAGTTTCTATAGCTTTTTGATGATCACCTATTAGTTGAAATATACTAGTGGCATTCATAGCAAGATTTTTAGCTGAATCACTACCTTGTAGCAATTGATTCATGGCTGTTTGTGATTTAACCATTTCGTTTCTAAATGATTCTGTAGCAGCTTGAGTTCCTTGAATATGCCTTGAATTTTCAACAAGAAGTAAAGGTAGCCATGCAATAGAGCATCCCCACTCTTGAACAGGAGCTCCTGTTTGTGGATGTGTTCCTTGTAACATGTTATACCAAATACATTGATTTTTTATACACTTCTTATTTAGAAGTGGGCATTTCCCGTCGGGATCAAATATGGGCATTAATCTTTATTAGCGACAATTACGTTTGCGTATTTTACATCCATCGCAGGCATCGTAAAGCTGCCTGAACCTGTAGTCGATGAACCTGTGCTAGCACTAGACAAACTTCCACTAAATGGATGTGAGTGAGATCCACCACCACCTGCGTTATCGATTATGGTTCCTTCAAATTGCCTGTCTCCATCAGGAGAAAGCGTACGCTTTCCAGGATTACCAGGAGATCCTGTAGGTCTAGCTATATTGTGTGCGTGAGAAGCGATCACAGGTGTTGAAAGAGAAGTTCCACCAACAGTTCCTGATACAGAACCAGATACTGGTAAAGAAGCAACAGGTAAAGTGCCAGAAGCTGTGGTTCTAGATCCTGCAAAAGTTGAATAAAAAGAATCAGAACCGCCTGTGCCGCCACCTGTCCCTGTTACAATTGACATTGCAGTGTTTGCTAAAGCAGTTCCTGTTTGTTTTGTCCAACCTGTGGGAGCGGCAGCTTGATTAAAAATCATTGAAGTGTTTGCTTCAAAAGGATCAACGCCTGTTAATCCTGAACCATTACCTGTGTAAGAAGTAGCTGCAACAACACCGTTAGAAGATATGGTTACATTGGAAGCAACATTGATTGTATCAGTTACGTTTAAAGTATCTTTAACAGATACAACACCTAAAGAATTTGCAAATAAGTCTACGACAGTATCACCTTTACAATAAGCAATAGTGTGTGCTCCTTGTGTCACTACAACACCATTTGATCCGTGTCCTGTCGGAGCTACTGTTAAAGTTTGTGCGCCTGAGGTATTATTAAAAAAGATGTAATTATTTTCTACGGCAGGGATAAAGACAGTGATATCGCCTGTCAAAGCGCCTGTAAATTCAATTACTTTGTTAGAAGATTCAGCAGTTGGATCAGCATTGGCAGTTGTTAAAGTAACGTTAACTGAGCCCGCAACAGATTTTGATAGATAGCCTGCGTTAAAGGCATCTAATGTTTCTAAGTTTGTATTGGTATTATTTCCCCATGTATTGGCGTTAGCGCCTGTTTCCATGAGTTCGAGTTTGAGTCTATCTGAATATGTACTTGCCATGTTTTAAACCTCTTTAAAATATATCTTTTTTACCCAATAAGACAACTATTTTGTGTATATCTCATCTCCCATTACTAATACATCAGCTTGAGAATTGTCAAACATTATTTTAGCTTGTTTTTTAGTTCCTACAATAGGTTTTCCCGGTAAGTTCATAGACGTATTTATAAGCACAGGATACCCTGATAATTTACCAAATTCTTTTAAAAGTTTTAAATAAGGAGGATTGTGATCCATACCAACTGTTTGAATTCTACAAGTACCGTCGACATGTGTAATGTTTTTAAACTTAATCGGATCTTTGACTTTAGCTTGATACAGCATCCAAGGACTTTCAAAATCTAAATCAAAATAGTCTTTATAACATTCTGTTGGCACACTAGCTCCATATGGTCTAAACCATATTCTTTTTTTAATTTTATCGTTAATAACTTGTTTTGCATTTTCTACACAAGGATCCATGAGAATCGACCTAAAGCCCAAGGCTCTTGGACCAATTTCTCCCCACCCTTGTCCCCACATTACAATCTTACCTTGTTTAAGGTATTCGGCTACTTTTTGAATAGTTTCTTTTGAGGCATAACCAAAATTTTCATCCCATTGATGCATGGTTTTAAAATTTAATTTTAAGTTTGGTGCCTTTCGAGCAATAGTGTTTACCCAAACTATAGCTCCAATAGGAGTGCCTTCATCTCCACAATGTGGAACAGGTTCAAAATTAACAAAGTCTTTTTTCAACATGGTGTTTAATACAATATTATGTCCTATCCCCCCTGTGAAGGATATACGATCTTTTTTTGTAAAATAATTTTTTAAATGTCTTTTTATTTTTTTATACCAATAGTAATGAAGAGAGGTGACATAATTATTACAAATTTTTTCTAGTGGTACGTCTTTAAATTTATTTTTAAAAGTTTCAAATACTTCTTTAGTTAAACCATTATTTTGAATCCCTATTAAATTTGAATAATCTTCTCCAAAACCATGTAAAGCCATTGTATGTCCTGCATATATTCCTGCATTTTCTGCATTAACTTTATCTCCAAGAAACCAAAGATACCACAAATTATCTAGAACTCCTCCTAAGGATATGTGATTATGACTATCTAGTTTTAATTTTTGCTGGCGTTTTTTAAAAACTGTAAAAGAATCATTTTGACTTCCTATATTATCAATAACTAAACCATTTAATTCATTACCACTATTTATGTGTGCTACATGATGATCTACTAATCGATACTCAATAGAGTGTTTAATATTTAAGTCTGCTTCATGTAAAAAATTGGCGGCTGAAACTAACCACACATCAAGAACTTGTTCTATACTATATCCAATATGATTTAGATATTTAATCCAAGAATTGAAATCATTATAATATTGTCCCTTTACTTCAGATATTCTTTCAAATTTTAAATATCGAGTTTCATATGTTTCAATATTAAGAGTAAATATAGCTCCGTCGTGATAGAAAGTATGTAATCCTACGATGATATTTTTTTTCACTAAATTTCTAAGCTGCTACTTCTGTCCATGTATTACTTGCACCCGTGACAACATTTGCCCAAGGTGTTGATCTCATATTACCTAAAACCACGGACATTTCAACCCCTGTTGGAGTTACTGTTGCACCTGCTGTCGGAGTGGCTGTACCATCATCAAACTGCATAGATAGACCAGCAACTGTAATTGGAATAACTACATCACCAATATTGGTGCTAATTTCTTCGCCTGTAGGTAATGCGGCAGCGGGAGCTACTACTGTACCTAAATCAAATGTTGAAGTAAGTGAAGTTGGATCTACTTGTGTAAAGATATCAATTGTTACAGAACCAACAAAAGTATCCATGATATCTGCGGGAGCAGAAGTAGTGACACTTCCGTCAGCAATAATTGTTGCTAGAGCTGCACTAGATTGAATATTGATACCAGTAACTGAAAGTATTTGATCGGTGGTTTGAGTGGTCGTACCTAAGTTGGTCGACATCTCAATTCCTGTAGCATTAGCTACAATACCTGTTCCTGTGAAGACATCGACATTTGATTGACCAAAGGTCATCTGCTCTCCAGTAACATTACCGAAGACTTCGATATTTAGTCCCCACTCAAATGATCCCCAGGTATTTCTTCCCCAACCTGCATCAACTGTTGTGATGACAGTTTCAGTGCCATCCGCAAATGACATCTCAACGCCTGTTGGTTGAACACCGTGTCCCTCACCTACAGTGAGAGTTCCTGTTGCTGTATTTGATTGTGCTCCTGTTAAAGGATAAATAGATTCAGGTTCGCCAACTGCGGTACCTAACTCCGTAGGTGCTTGCACACCTGTAGGATTAATTAATGCTGTGCCTGTACGCCCAACATCTTCAAGTGTAAATGAACTTTCTACACCAGTGACAGTCGCTGTTATGGAACTCTGTTGGCCCCAAAAGCCTTCGCCCCAATTATTTTCACCCCAAGCGTCTGCCATGGTAAGGACTCCCTAGGATTAGGAAATCCTTAAAATAGCACTTGTTGCGTCGTTAGTTGGAAACTGAATTGTAAATGTTCCGTTTGTGGATGTTTTTACGCCACCAAAATCTAATACTGCAATCGCTGCATTTGTATTCGCTGCTGAAGTATTATAAATCAAAGCTGCTTGAGCTGAGATCGTTGCACTTGTAAATGATAAATCATCAAAGTCTACAAAAGCTGTTGATGCTGTTGCGTTTGTTTTGGTTAAGCTGACGTTTGCATTTTGTAATGTTGCACCGCCTGCTGCGTATGTGCCTGAGTCACCAACTTCGTTAGTTGCTGAATAGGCTGATGTGTTTGCATCCAATGTAGCAGAACTTGTATAGAGAGCGAGATTGACTGTATCGCTTGATATATCATGATCGCCATCTAACAACTGCTGTTTGAATGTTGCACAAACTGCTTGGTTAATTGCCATTTTTAACTACCTCCCGGGTCTACTGATCTTAGAGGGAGTCGTAATACACCATCGGAATACTCGTCCCTACGTTTACGTCCCATCTGCTCATTTGCATAAAGCTGAAGAGCTTGTTGGAACTTCTGTTCGTATAATTGCATATCTTGTGTATTTTTCAAGTAGGAAAAAGTTTCACCAAGTACGCCATATAAAAGAACCTCGGGTGCGTTGTTAGATAAGAAGGTTGTAGCACTAGCATTGCTCGTATCTATATGCTCTGGAGTTTCATCATACCACATTTCAATTGTATAAACTTGATCGGGAGTAGGCG